CAAGAAAGAGATACGCCCCAAGACAGGCGATCGCTCTGAAACATAAGGCAAAGGCCCTATGATTCGCTCTATGTGTTTCCACATAAAGCTGGCAGTCCGCCAATACCCCTTTAAGTAAAAGAGGTTGGCGGTCTTAGACCATGAGACAATTTGCTTGGCTTGGCGCTTGTTCTCAGGACGTAATTGCCTAAGATATGTAGGTGTTACCTCATATCCGGCAAATGCATCAGTGCCACATGACTCTCGGAAGCTTCCGCTCACGAAAGTCTTATTGGCATTTACCTTGCAATTGTATTTTCGCAGGTAATCGAGAACAATAGACGCATCGTCTGTGGGAACAATAATGTCGTCCCCGTAGACGTAACAATCCCGCGTAACTTTATATACGTTACGAGGGGTTGCAGGGAGGCTATGTGCTCGAAGCAAGGCCACTACACATACCGTGTAGAAATACATGGCCTCGATCGGGAAACATAAAGCACTACCCATCGATGCGAACTTAAAGAGTGGCGATATTACATCACCATTCGGTAGTTGCGCAGAGTTCGAACGACATGCGTCAATCGCATCCCGAAAATCGGGATTTGATCGAAACATACTGAGAGCCAATGTCCGTGGAACACGGTCAGAGGCATCTGAGAGATCGATCGTTGCTAACCGACCATCTTTCGAACTGGCTAAAGCTATCTCCTGGTTAATAGACTGGTCACGAAAATTTACGTGGCCTCTAGTCAACCAATAGGACTCGATGCCCTTATACAAGACATCGCGAATTCCTTGCTGTGCAAATTGCATACAACAAGGTTCGATAGCAATAGTCCGAGGACTCTTCAACGTTTTCGGAACCTGCACGACCCGCACGGGCCGTTCATTTTCCGTGGATAGAATCGTAACTTGTTCGAGCTCCTTTGACGATTCGGGGATCCCGAGAGGGAAACCGTTATCAACCAAAGGGAAATAAGGCTCGAGACGATCCGCCCACTCACGCCAGGAATATTTCTGGTTTCCAGAAATACCTTCTGAAGTGGCTCCGGGACCATGCCTAGGAATACAATCTTTAAGTTCAAAAGAACTAACAAGATTGTGCCAAAGCACAGAAGAGACAGATTCAAAAGAATCTGTATCCTCTTGTCGGAGCGAAAAGGATTGAAGAGAGTGCTCAATTTCGATGAAGCTGCAGATGGAGGCTTGCTCCCTTTCGGGCGTACAAGCAATCTCGATTTTCTTGAAGACCAGGCAAATTTGCCTGATACTTTCAATAAAAACCGATTTATCAGCTGCAGAAATTGTTTTATCATCGATATACCTCCCTGTCTCCAAGTCGAAAACATGACTGATCATACCTTGCAAAAATGCAGGGATTGATCCAGTCTTTGAAAAACCATCAAAGGCTGTTGAGTCAATATACCCAAGTTCTAGGCTTCTTTCGAATGCCTGACAGAACTTAGGTAGGGTAATCGTAAGAAACGAAATACCCTCGTTTTCGACGCGGGACTTGATAGTTTTCAAGTCACGCAATTCGGAGACATCAGCGCCACACTTCATGCAGGCATCTATATAGATGCAATGCATGAACTTCAGATGGTCACTTACGTTGCTTTTCATACCACCTCCGAAATTGGGGGCCGGTATCAAGCCACGTTTGTTTGCCATTCCCGGTGCCAATAATGGCACCGAGTAAAAGTCGGCACCAATACTGAAAACCGAAGACAAGCGAACATTGGACTAACTTTCAAGTCCATAGAGCTTGTCGATGGCAGTATTATCAAGCCAGGTCTTAAGACCGGCTACGAGCTGTTCAACTTCAGTGCTTGAAAACCCATAAATGGGCCTATCAATCACAAAGTAGAAAGAAAGTGTCTCATAGTCATTGACAGAAGTCAATGGGTCTGCTACAACTTTCCTCTGATCAATCCTACCCATAGACCGAATTCGGTCCTTAGTAGGGGTATGTGAAAGCGTAAGCTTAAACGTACCATCAGCGAGTTGATAGATGGACGAATTGTCCTTACTAGAAACTCGTGGCATTGATTTAGCAACAGCATTCACGGTGACGACCTCAGGGTCGGTAAACATAGTGGTTGACCTCCAAAGTTATTGGAACGTTAACCCTATTCCGATCCACTCTTGTTCAAGGAGCAGAACATTACTAAGGGAATAGGCAGATAGATCTTGGTAGTTTTATACTTAGGTACCGGTTTTTAATGCCGGGATATACCTAAGGCTGCCAAGATCGCAAGTTGACGTGGAGATAAATCGCTCCAGTCAAGGTCAAATCCCATTGGACTACTTGCTTCTTTTCGTTGCTTCACATCAACGAATTGAGTGAATTCCAACGTCTTAGTACCACCCGACTGTTCGTTAAACGGGAAAACCTGTTTAAACTTAGTAGTCGTTGTTTTGTGGTGACTAAGAAACATGTATTTGGCCGCCATATGATCGAGGGTCTGGTCCTGGATGGCCTGAAGAGACCTTCCAACGCCAGTAACCCAATCGATCAGCCACGTCCACGGAATAGCTTTGTAAATATTTGACGGAGTTATCCGAGCACCGAAGAGATCTAAAGTTCTTCGGACTTGGTCGACTTGACGAAACATATGTTCCGTTTTGTCGTCAAACTCAGGCAAATAATACCTGAAGGATCCAGTAGCATGGGCTTCCGTTTTAGTTTCCTCCCAGATCTCCCAGGAGGGCTTGGCGTAATGCCCAGTTCCATCAATTTGATAGTAATCGTCGAATAAGGAGGTGTTTCCCGGATAACACCGGCATCCATCTCCCTTTGCGATTAACTGCATTCCTTCTTGGTTTACCATGGTAGCTCGCCGTCTGATCCACTGACCGTTTTCGTCCATAAGACGTTTTATACGGTCAGAGTAATTAACAACGTTTTCCAAAAATTGGGTGACGTCGTTAACGAACGGGATCCAGCCGAACTGGTGATTGAGAAAGTGGTTGGCAACGTTTTTAGGTGTCATAACCTTTGAACGGGCTACGCCGCCAGTTAACAACCATAAATGGTTGAAAAACTCAGCGGTACCATGCAGCATATGCGGAATATCTCTAATTTCCGCAAGTGCTACAAACATACCAGCTTGCTCAATTCGGGGTTTGAGTTTATCCCAAACCTTGCTACCTAATGTTGAAATATCTGGAACTAGAACATTGGTGAACAAATAATCACTGAGATTACTCCCAGTGATAGATGCGAACCAAGGATCTGGCGCCATAACGCCGCCTTCATACTTCACTCTACCTGAGTATGGCCACCAATTGTGCCATCCAAAGTTCGAGAGAAGGCTGAACGAACCAGATACCCCTGATTTAGGGGCAGAGTTCACGATTTTTACACTCTGAAAGGGACCGCCATTTTTGTAAGGAGGAGGACCATGGAGTTCATCCCTGGTAACTTCTCCAGACTTGAATGGAAAGTTAGGTATCTCACGAATGGTAGAAATTTCTTGCCATTTGTTAGAGTTAGCCCCATCTTCGATGAAGTGGGTGCCAATCTTAACCAACTTTCCTTCCCAAGGGAAGGTTTCGTGTCGCTCTCGGAGCCGTGGCTCTTTTATCAACATAAGCTATTCTCCAATAGGTTTAAATTAACTAGGAGTAAACTCCTAATTGCTTCTGCGTTAATTTGGGCCGGAGTGGCCCATTTGAAGAACACCATCGCTGATGCTCTAGACGGGTCCTAGGAC